CACGGAGCTTTACCCACTTCTTGGGCAATTCTGCTTCTACGCAATCCTCCATGTCGACGGTCAGCTTAACATCATCGGGATATTCGGCTGCCAAGTTGCGCAATTCCTGCATGCGCGACCGATTACGAGTATAGTAGGATGCTTTTTTCTCGGCATCACAAAAATTGATGACCGTCTCGCGCTCATATGCCGCATCAGAGCTGATAGGCGTTTCATTGATAGGTTTCATGTCTGCCTCCTCAATCGATAAGAACCGCTTTTTTCGGAGCACTGTCCGGAACCAAGTTACAGGCATACGCCCAGCGCGGCAGCATAACACGACCACGTACGGTTACAACAGTAAGTTCCCTTGCGGAAGGCTGTTCGAATTCGGACGGCTCTAAGGCGCTGCGTGTGAGCAGGATAGCGTCGTCATCTATATCCTCAAGCATTCGTTTCAGTTCTTTGACTGTCATTAGTGGCTCCTCCCTTCAAAACAGTATCCAGCGCTTGCAAAAACAATGTTGATTCCGTATTGTAAATACCGCGTCCATTGATTGCAGTGATTTCATAGCGTTCGACAAGGAATAAGCTCTCCTCGCCAATGAATCCTTGCGGCCAAGGAACGGCATAGTACGCAAACGGGCTGTTGTTAGTTGCATATCCGATAATCATATATTTCTGCTCCGGCTGTTCCCGAACAGAAAGAACAGTACCAAGCGGCAAAGCATCTTTCAAAGACGGTTCCGAAGCGGCTTGTTGTGTACGAAGAATTTTCAAATGGGTACACCTCCCCTATCTAAAAGTGTACGCAACTCGCACAAATGTGCAACAAAAAAAGCGACCACCCTCGAAAGGGTGACCGCATAGTCAGATGTTATTCTTGAGCTGCGGCAACTTTGAAGTCAAAGAGCTGCTTGTTGGTAGCGCAGGAAAGTGTGCTGATTTCCGAGCGGTTTTCGAAGATATCCGTTTCGGGAACCATTTTGCCATAGTTCCTGTCAACGAACACCACATGAGGAGTCGTATCGTTTTCTTTGCGAGGCGCAAGGCTGGCACCGGCATACCATTCTGTTTCGTCCTCACCCTGCTCATCATAGAGACAGATGAAAGGAGTGGGAACATCGGGAGTCGGGAGCGTCAGCGAAGCAACCTGCATCTCATCGCTTTTGGCAGCTACGCAGATGTCAATAGGCGGGTTTCCATTGCTGTAATTCCACTTGGGGTAAGACTGAGCTTTGATGGTAGTTCCCCCGTTGTTCACTTCGATACCAAGTGCAACGATGTCAAATGTGATACCGAGCTTCTCTTTCAGCTCTTCGGGCGAGATAGTCATAATGTGACCATATTCATCTTTGATAAAAAGGTTCATGGTTTACATCTCCTTCTTTTTGGTGGGTATTTATTATTTTTGGTGGGATTCTTAACGAAAATAGGTTGTCTCTCATTTTCGTTAGTAGATGTAATCGCCGTTTTGCAGCGATTTTTGGATGTCGCGGATTTCTTCTGTGCTCAGCTTCACATTCCCGATAGGTGTGCAGTCATTGCCGAGATAGTCGGAATCCGTTACGATGCAAGCGTAGCCGAGTTCGTTGAGCCTATAGAGAAATGCGTTCTTGAGAGACGCATCCAGAGCGGTCTTAATGAGAGAAACGCCGGGAAGGTCTGTATAAGGGTCTTTGACTATCTTCCACTCGAAAGTATCTGTGTCACAGTAGCCAGCTACATAGACATGCGGCGGAGCTTCCTGCTTCAGGTTATAGTCTTTCAAATGGTTGAGGTCTGTGGCTCGTTTCATGCTGAATGCCTCCGACAAGGCGTAATTGACTTTGCCGTTGACCATAATACAGACGATACGTCCACCATCTTCATCAAGTCCTTCAAGCCCTACAATAAGAGAATCAGAGAGTTTGAAAGTGATGACTTTAGTATCCAGCAGCTTGCGGACAAAGATAATGGCAGTGATGATGTACTCGTCTTGACGAACATACTCTTTGAACATCACTCGACATCCTTCCTCTCGGCAAGCGCACTGCGAACCTCATCGATAGCGTTGGCAATCGTTTCGTTTTCCATCTGGGTCATCCGTTCAAACAGGTTAGACCAGTCGATGGCATTGTAGACTTTGTGGATGAAAGCGTCGTAAGTTCCGGCAGTTTTCATGGCCTCGATTTCTTCATTGTGGCAGCCGGAATCTTCCAGCACGAACTGAATGTCATCGATGGGGTTAATCTTGATTGTTGCTTCGTCTTTGTTCATAAGGGATACTTCCTTTCTGTTTATACGCAAAAAGGCGAACTGCCCAAATTGGGAAGTCCGCCTAAAGCGTAATGTTAAGTGTGCGAAGGGCAGAATGCCTTTTCGATAACTGTTATCTATCGTACATTTCCCATTTTATGCGATTCGCACATTCGTGCAACAAAAAAATGCCGCCACCCAAAAGGATGACGGCAGATAAGATTAGATTTCGGCGCAGAATGCTGCAAGACGCTGCCAAAGCAAGTAGTTGCCGTAGCTCATGCGAACCTTGTCAGGTACGCCGGATACCAGATACCACTTGTGGGCAGTAGATTTGATGTGAGAGATACGCTGCTGTTCGCTGCGGGTAAACGTCTGGCTATACAGTCTGCGACGGCGACCACTATTCCAGCGAGAGCCTTCCATCGTCTCACAAATCAGTGCGTAGCACAAATTGTTCTGCACTTCATCGTGTGTCATTTCGACCATGACATCCATCAGCGAGCACCTCTCTTTTCCCGTGCGGTATGGAGCATGTCAATGGCACGCTCCAGAGAGGCATCGTCGTCAGCCAGATAGCGGACCTGCTGGATAGAACCGAGCTTCGGGTATTCCGACAGGACGTAGGTGCCGACAGGCTGCGTCACCGTACCCTTGGCATAGTCGATAGCCATGTTGTTGGCAGGGACAGCCAGACGGCGGATGCGGTCGCATTCCTTTGCATAATTCAGCGGGCAGGCAGTTCCGATGGGAGTTTTGCCATCAATACCCGTGACAGTCACGAGGTATGCCTTGATGGTTTTCGACTCGGAAGTCTCCTGCTCGTTGTAGTATTTGTAAGCCATGTATGCCGGGGTGTTTCTCTTGATTACCTCGGATTCACGACCCATGTAGGTGCCGCATTCGCGGGCAAACCAGAGAAATGTCTGAGGCTTGCCGGTCTTTGCAACTTCCTTTGCTGCCTGCTTGATACGCGCTTCATCGATTTTGTAATCTCGTGCGTAGTGCTTGACGGTATCCTTTACGACTGCCTTGAGGCAATCGCAAATCGCGACATTGTTATTTTCGTTTTTCATGGGGACTCCTCCCTATTAGTCCGCCATGACCTTAGAAACATTCATGTCGTAGCGGTGGTATTTGTTGATGTAATCGAAAATGGTGTTGACTTGCGCTTTGGTTGCGGTGCGAGTCTCATCCATATCGAGGAATGTATTGCCCATCGAAGGATTTCGAATTGCAATCCAGCCGCGCTTGTACAGGTAGTCGAGACCCTTGCCGCTCCAGTCATACGCCATATCGAGAACTTCATGGTCAGAAAGACCGAACGCTTCACGATTGCGCATAATGATACGACCGGCAAGAGCTGCGTGCTCACCAAACTCACAAGCATACCAAGTGCCATCAGGAGCAATTAGCCCGTATTCGGTCAGGCTATGCTTGATGGGCATATCATTGATATAACGGCTGTAAAGATGCTGACGGCGCTCAACAGAAGACCCCTTCATATTCTCATCAATCCAGTTCGAGAGTTTTGCCCAAAAACCGGTCTTATAGAAATCAGGAGCAGACTCTTGTTCGGATAGCGGTTCGCCGTTGAATTCTGCCACAAGGTCAGGACGGTTGAGCAACCACGCACCATTGTTAAAGGCATCGGTGTAACCCGCATCGCCAATAACATAGTCCTTGATGCTGTCATAGCTATAATCGATATAATGACGCTCTACATCCTTACAAAGCGTATCATAATCGAATGACATAGCGAAACGGTCGATGTACTTGAGTGGATGCACAATCATATCCTCACGAATCTGACTGACCAGCATCTTGCGCTGAAGTTCTTCGACCTTTTGACCCAAAGGGCGCACCTTTGTGTTGTCATCGACAAGCTCGAACTCATTGATACCAACGAGCTTCTTACGCCCTTCAATGATGTCTTGACAGACACGGCGCTTTTCTTCTTTGTCGCCGCCTTCCATGCAGGAGAATAACAATTCTTCACACTTTTTATACGGCTTGTTCATGTTCCAGAACCAGTCGCGGGCAACATTGGTGAGAAACTCACCGTCTATGGAAAAATTAAGCCGTTCACTCATTTAGATTTCTCCTTGTTTATGCTTTTTCACCAAAAACGGTAGAAAGACCGTCCAAAATGAATCTGCACTGTTCTGTCATGGTTTTGCCGGTTTCGTCTGTGCCATTCAGGTCAGGATTCGAGGAGTAGAACATTAGCCTTTCTTCCAGCTCACGAACGACGGCGCTGCGATATTCGTTATCGAACAGATGTTCGGCAATATCCTTCGTGCTTTCCACGCCTTCGTTATCGTGCCACTCATAGGGGTCGTCCATCAGACGAAAGCGGTCCAATGTATCTGCAATAGCAGAAATACTGATATCTTTCATTATGGTTACCTCGCTTTTTTGATTTTTAGCCGTTGTCTCGATAGAATCGGTCACACTCTTCCTCAGTCAGAACTACGCCAAAATATGCGACGCGCTTGACGGTGGTTTCCCACACGCGTAGGGTGCGTGGCATAGGCTGAACGACCCACGAATGAGAGCGCCAAAGCCCATCTTCGGAGAGAGCATAGCCCGTTGCAATGAAGCAGCGACCTCTGTTGGCATCCCAAAGATTAGCGGAATTGCAATGGCACTGACACGGTTCTCCTTTTCGCATGTGGCTGCTGCCATAGAAGAACTGACCACGGTCGAGAATTTTTTGCGCGTCCTCGTCATAAGTGGTCATGCAGACTTCATCTCCACCGAAGGTAAGAATATGGTCATGCAGTTTCTTCATTGTCTCTAAGACTTCTTTGGAGAAGCCAGATGTGCCGTGGTAGACTTGATTCTCGCCGAGCCAAGCCTTCCAGTCTTCGCTCATGGGATTCCATTTGACAGGTGCAGGCATCTGGTTTGCGGTGAAAATGGGGTGCTTAGAACTGTTCCAGCCTTTCATGCGGCATCCTCCTCTTCTTTCAAAAGTTTATCGATTTTGCTTTTCATGGTTTTGCGCTGCTTGCCTTGCGGCTTATAGCGGCTCATTCCTTTTGAGTCCAAAAGGGTATCGAAGGCAGCCATAAAGCGTTTCGGATAAACCTGCGTCAGAAGCGGATATAATGTGAACCACATCTCGATTCCGTCAACGAGATTCCAGTATTCCGTCCCGTAAAGAGCAGCATCGCTGTTTTCCTCTTCACGTTCCTTCTGTTCACTGAAATCATCACACGGAATCATAACGCCAAGACCGGAGAGGTAGCTGTCAAAGACCTCAACGACCTCCCAAGACATCTTGTGGAGCGTTTCCGCGTCCATGTCTTTGAAGTTCTTATACACGACGCTTGACCTCCTTGTGCTTAGAAGGCTTGACCATCTTGAGCAGAATGCCACAGCATTTGTTCAGCGCGTAAATACTCAGGAAGAGCGTCACAACATTGGTGACATTGAAATCCTGCGCCAAAGCACTGATGCTCATAAGGATAGTCAGAACGAAAAATGTGGTGAGGAACTTAACAATGGTATTGATTATCTTATTCATGGTATTTTCCCTTCTGCTCCTTAGTGGAGCATATCAATGATTTTTTGTACGAGAGCATCATCCGTTACAAACTGGTTGCGTCCCATGACGCCAAGACCAATGGAGGAGCAATCCTTCATGTCGGCAGCATAGCGAACCAAGTTTTTGTCGGACAGAGGCTGATAAATGGCTTTTTCGGTATTGACATAGACGCACTTTCCATTCAAGAGGTTTGCAATATGACCAGAACACCCCACTTTCTTGCCATTGATGGCAATGTTGTGAAGGTCGTGAGTCAGCATCATGTCATCACTGTCTGCTTCAATAGCGGCGAGCTGATTGAGCAGTTTGCGGGACAAATAGGCACTCTTTGCCATTGTGTGATACATCCTTTCTTTGTTAGAAGTATTTGTACGCTGCGTTCAGTCGCTCTCGATAGAGGTCGAGTGTCGTTAGGTTGGCGCAGTACACTTTAGAAGCAGAAATCGGTACATTGACTCCTGCTTCCATGTGGGAAAAGAACATTGTCAAACTATCTTCTACACTGTTGCTGCAAACAAGCGTTTCATATACCGGATACGAATATCTGGCATTCATGCTGTATTTGCTCTGAAGCTCATACACCAGAAACGCAACTTGTCCTTCTGCAGAAGTGGCATCAAGCCCTGCTGTATAGCACCAGTTGAAGAGGTCTGATTTGCGGCTGTAGGTCCACTGCAGGAGCCCATATCCGCCGTCATTTGGATTTTCTGCCGTAGTGCGAAGACCGCTCTCCATTGACATGCAACCCATTACCGCAGCAGTACCGGCTTTAGAGAGACCTGCATTGCGTAATGCGGTATAGATGGAAAGCTCATTTTCGGAGAGATTCTGCGGTACGGTATCTTCTGATTCTTCTGTGACAACCGATTCGTTCTCAACAGCCGTTTCCGCTGTCTCAACTTGTGCATCAGACTCTTCTGCTTCGGCAGCAGGAAGAAACGGTGCATTGTGAGACGGAGCGTTCGGCTCACGGAGCTCGGTTTCCAAAGGCGTGATGTACTCGATTTCTTCCACAGACTCGGTCGGCTCAATCGGTGCTGCGTAAGTAGGAACCGAGAAAAACCAGACGATACAGCCTATGATGGTGAGAACACTGAGGACAAACGCGGTGTAGGCGATGAAAATCTTCTTCTTGTTTTCCATTGGTGTGATACTCCTGTCTTGACAAAAATTCCCGTCCGACAATGCCGGACGGGTTGTGACGGCTGATTTTGTTCGAAAAGGCTTTACGCTTCGCGTACCACGATGCCGGTATAGCCACTGTTGGCAAGATACCGATGCGCCGCCTCATAGGCGTCGCCGAGCGTCGGGGCATCCACATACCCGATGAAATCGGAGCAGATGGTCATGCCGGAAAAACCTGGGTTACCGGCATAAATCGCAAAACGAGTGTTTTTCGGAGCAAAAAGCTTGGAAATAGACATAGCAGACCTCCTTATCAGTCGCTGTTGAAATGGGTGGATGGCGGATTTCTGCAAACAAAAAAGGCAGGCCCACCATAACGGTGAGTCTGCCTTTAATAAATGCAGAATTGTGAAAAGCTGTACGTCCGAAATGTTTCGGAAAAGTAGAATGTTATCTATCGTACAACTCCCATTCTACGCAACTCGCAAGAAAGTGCAATATTAAATTCTCAGATATCGTACCACCACGGAACGGGGCGCTCTGCTTTCTGTTGCTCGACCTTTTGCCACGGAGCGTTAAATTTGCCATAGACTGTCTCGTCCAGTCGCTGTTCACATTCAGAACAAAGACCACCTATCGGCATATCCCATAAAGGAGTTGTGATGAGCTTTCCACAACAATCACAACGTACTCCTTCTTCCACTTCTACGACTTCTCGCATAAAGTTTACAGTCTCAGCATCACCCGTAAAAATCAGAGGAGGAGTTTCCAAATCCTTATCCGAGTGAGCAATTCGTGGAAGTATATAAGGGGTGTTAAAGTTCCAAGGAATATCTGTTTTATAGAACGCTCTGAAAAGTGTATTCTTGCTGTGAGGCAAGGACATGAGGTTAGAATAGCTTTTGTCCTCCGTCAAGTCTACTTCAGCCATCGGTTAGATGTCCCCTTTCAACGCCTTGAATGCTGTGCGGACGCGTGCAAAGAAACCCTTCTTCGGAGCAGGTTTTTTCTCGCGTTGACGATAAAGCCCGTTCATGGAGTCGTCAAGATTGCTGAGCTGGTCGCTCAGTTCCTGCAGACTTTCCGGCGTAGAGAACTTCTTGATAATATCCCGGTTGGCTTTTTCCTGCACTGTTGCGACCATCTTATCGAGCGTCAGGTCACAATATTCATCAACCCAATCGCCGATAAAGTAGAAGCGCTCCACAATCGTGCGGGTCGCAGCATCCTGAAATGTGCCAAAGAGAATCGGGTCTTTCTCGCGCTTGACAGCTTCTACGCGGCGTTCTTCCCTGTGCGTGTAGTCTGTAAAGACAACATACATCTTATCGAAGATGCCTTTGCATTTTTCAATGCGGGCAATGATTTCCGGCGGAATACGACGCTGGTAATTTTCGAGCTCCACAATTTTGACGACTTTATTATCGACCATGTGAATGAAGTCATCGATATCGCTTTTGTAAACAAATGTATCGATACCGACATCGAGAAGCTTTTTCTCACGGGTAATGTTATCAATATGGAACAGGAGCTTTTTCTGAGCTGCTATCTGTCCGGACCGCTGGTATTCGTCCAGCAGGGTCAAGCAGTTCTCATAGAGCTTAGACAGTCCTGCTTCCGTCATGACCTGTTTACGGCTTTTGACCTCGGCAAAATATTCTGCCGGTGATACAGTAGTGTTGTTATTCATGACACACCTCCAAAAAATGTGTGTTAATTCTGCTCCAACCAAATCTTGGTCATCTGCAGAAGTTTATCTTGAAATTCGGGATTGAGGTAAGTAGGTACATTTGACCAGACAGAATTATGGATAATCGGGTATCGCCAGCTTTCATTATTGCGGATAATGTGTCGATTTTCAATGTCAGCGTTGACCAACCAGCGTTTTTTCGTTGAGATTGGCTCCCTGTATTCTGTCAGCCAGCATTCACCCGTAAAATTTGCATCCCAAACATATTTGGAAACTTTCTTTTCATCAAAAAATGCCGAGTTGTTATTCTCGGCACAATAGGTTCTTACGATGAAAGGAAATTGATATTGTTTGTCCCAGATTTGCTTTGTATGAGAAGTTCTCAATTCTTCGAGCAAAAATGGGAAAGTGATGCCGGTTACGGTGATGCCGGTTAAGCATTCATCAAGAGACCGGCTAACGCAGATGCGCGGGATGCTTTGGTCCTCTTCTTTCATTGCATTTGCCGGAATTTTTGGTATCACTTTGGAAGGAACAGCCCCGATATCCGCCATCAAATGGTAAAGGCTCATAAAGTCACCTTACTTTTTGCGAAATGGGTCGAGGGCTCCGGGGCGGTAGTTGCTCTGAACATATGCTTTGATGTCTCCTTCTTCGAGTTGGTCGAACAGATTCATCCAGCACTGTGCTTCGATTCGCATTGGACCGTCCATGTGCAGGGCTTTATCGCATTGACGAAGGTCGTACTGAAAGTCGTTTTTGTATCGGCAATCTTCTGCCGCCTTGGCGTACTTTGTGAATGTAGCAGTCAATTTTTTCATCTCCTTGAAATCTGGAATAAAACAAAAAAGAGCAGACCCTCGAAATGAGAGTCTGCTCACAGTTGTATAACAGATTGTAAATCGTCTGTAGGGGGGTAACGATATGTTATCTATTATACATTATTTAGTTTACCCAGTTCGCACGGAGATGCAAGTCTTATTTACGAATGGCGATAAGTGAACAAGTAGCCAAGAAAAGCAATTCCGCCAAATGCAATTACAATTGCACCAAAAGCAATGATTGTTCCAAGGACGGTCTCGACAACTTCGATAACTTTTTCGGCGACAATAGGCCAAATGGTAAAATAAAATGCGATAGCTAAAAGTGCGAGGACGATAAGAACGATTAGAACATTTTTTGCTTTTTCTTGTAATTTGCGCTCTTCTTCCAATTTTTGTCTTGTCATACGTGTTCTATGTTTGGTTGAAGTCGTTTTCATAAAATCACTTCCTATTTGAAGAAATTGTATTTTTATTTTTCATTGTCATTATACCACAAATTTCAACAAAAAGAAAGGATGAAACGCAAAAAGACAAGAAATGTTCATAATTTGTTGCTGGCTACGCGGCAATGAGCCTCATTTAGCTACGCTTCCCTGCCACAGGAAGCAGCTACGCTTCATTTGCCATCGGTGATAGATTCCAAGCAAACCTTTGCGGTAAGGACAAGCTGTTTGCTTGCATTAAAGCGCAAGTACCTTTCGTCCAAGTCCATGAGCCCAAAACGAACACGGTCAAGTGCATCGGCATCTTTCATGATTTTGTAGAGCGTCAATGCGTTTTCCTTGTTTTCAATTGTTTTGTTGCTTTCAAGAATTTTTAATGCCTTCTTATCATTGATGCAATGATATTGAATGAGAAACTCCACGGTAGGGTCTGTGTGATTCAGTTTGTAGATTTTTACGCTATCTTCGCCATGCTTTGGGTCTTCACTGTCATTTTTTCTGCCAATGTCGTGATAGGTGATAGCTTCCAACAACTGATGCATTGCGTCATCGTCCAGTTCGATACATTCTTCTTGAACAATGAAGATTGCCAATAGGAGGACACGAATCGTGTGAAGAGCATCGTGCTCACTGGATGTAGGTAAGCAGTAGAGCGCGTTTACCTTACTTCGCCACTGATAATACAGGTCAAGGTCTTCCTCTGTAATAGATGGTACGACATCTTGAGGAGGAAACTGCTCTTCAATAGAAATGTCATATACTTTCTCTGGAAACACGAGAACCTCTTTTTCATTGGAGCGGTTTGGAGTGTATAAGATGTCATCTTTCTTTACTTTTCCGGTAATCACTCTGGCGAAGCCGTTAGAATACCGGCAAGCAAAGAAATAGGCAATGCGTGGGTTGGTTGTCCAAGAGAAGGATGTCGTATAGGGAGTGCTGGCTTCTGCTTCTCCACGGTAAATTGTCACTTCGTCAGGCAGCTTTCGGAGAATTTTACTGCGTTTCGTCTTAGCAGTATCATCCATACCGGAGATAACCTTTTTCATCTCTTCGTTGGTAAAACGACCACAGCCAAAGTCAGTCACCTCATAGACTGAGAAGAAAACATTGAACATTTCAGCGGATGGTTCGTTCCGACGAACATATTCTTGTAGTGCATCAATGGCAAGATAGCCCCCGAGATTGTGGAAGTATGTAGCAAGAGCACTATCGTGCAAATTGGAGAATGTTACAACGCGTTTTCGAATGGATTCACAGAATTCTTCGTTTGTTTCGTTCGGAATGGGAGATAGGCGCTGCTTACCAAAAATTTGTAGAGGGAAAATAAGAGGGTAAGACGTATTATTATAGTCTACATAGTAAACAGAAGAATACATAGACTTGGCATAAAAGATTTTGTTTGCGGGAAGAGAATACTCTTTTTCCCATTCGGATTGGGTATATCCTACATCGTATCCTTGCTTGGTCAGTTTTTTGATGTCTTCTTGCGTCTGTATGCTTGTAAGGCAAACAAAGTCGGATAGTTTTATCGTATTTGATTCACGGATGATGTCATTAACAGTCATAGTACACCTCACAATGCTATTATACTTTACATTGTAATTTATGGCAATATCTCAAAAAAATATGGGCAGTTTCCTGCCCATGAGATGCTTTATATGCTGATACGAACATATTGCCAAGACTGCGGTGGGCGCTTCAACCCAAAATCAGAGAGCTTCTTATCGAGAGGCTGCGTGCTTGCCACATGCCAGCCGTAAAGAGCGCCGACATTTTTTCCGTAATCGAACAACTCCTTGAACGTCAGACAGCTTTCGTTTACGAATTTTTCTGTTTCTTTTGGCAGCTCCGTGTCGTCAAACACCGCAAGGCTCTGCAGGCAGTTAAGACTGTCGATATCGTCGCAGATAAATGCTGCTGCAACTTTTCCTGCTCCGCCATTGCTTTTCGTCTCATAGCAAAAGACAACAAACGGGTGGCTGATTTCCCACGGCATAGATTTGCGGACTTCCATGACCTTTTCGCCCGCCATGATTTTACTGAGCCATTCTTTCTTGATGCTCAAAAGAACTGCTTTTCCATTGTTGATTTTGAGCGCGTTTTCCAGCGTGGTCAATGAAAGTACCCCCTTTATGTTAGTGTTTATCTGTGTTTGCTTCTGCCATGAATTTCGCGGCAAATGTCTCATATTGTACACGGCTAATGCCGGTAGCCTCAGAGAACTCAATGAACTCATGCTCAAAGTTCTTACTGAGGAGGACAACAACGAGGTTGTTGAGTTCTTCGCGAAATTCGTCTGCCGTGCCATTAAAATTGATATTCGGTTTTTTATCCTCGTCGATAAAAGAATCGATAGCTTCGTTTACAGTATCCTCAAAGAACTCCGTGAGGTCAGCCGCAGTTTCTTTCATGTCGGTCTCTTCGAAATCGGGGCAATCGTCGTTGAGACTCGTCAACGCTTGCATGACATTGTAGCGGAAGAGAATGACTGACGCTACATCATCAGGTTTGAATTCCTCGATGACCTTGCGCAGCTGTACCTGCTTGTTGTTGATGACTTTGTAGTTCGCCTTCATGTGGTTCTCCTTTATTCTGCAGGCTTCCAGACTTCGATGGTGCTACTTCTCAATGCCAATATAGCTTGATGGTTCCGTCGACAAAGTGAATTTGGCTGTACTCTTCCCCGTCGAGGATGATATAGCGGTCATCGCCGTGCTTGCGAGCGCCAGTACAGTACACCATCTTATCGTTGATAGCCGGGATGGACGGTGCTTCTGCCAGAACGAGTTGACCCTGCATAGCGCAGATGTCAAGAAACGAAATGATATGTTCACCCATTTCGGAAAAGCACCTCCAATTATTTTTTAGAGCGTCGTGATTTGCCACTCACCTTCGACTCTTGGCAACGGCTCGTCTGTGACTTTCAGAACAGAGCCGTCTCTCTTTTCAGTGGCAAAACGAATTGCTTTAAGGACTTCATAAGACAGTTTGCTGTTATAGGCAAGCTCGAAATTGGAAATACCGAAGTTCCCATTCCAGCCCACCCTCATTTTTTTAGCTGAGGAATCAGAAGGTCACGGGCTTCAATGACACCTACCCCACTCCAGCGGGCATCGTGATATGCCTGTAAGTGATGCTTATCATCGCCGGAAATATCAAGTGTCTCATAGATAATGCCAAATTGCCCCATCAGAATACGGGAGTAAACATCAAGAGCATCGGCTACAGCATTCCAGCAAGGAGCATCCAAATCAACTCTGTACTTGTAAGTATCATCACTGTTCAATTCTTCTGCGTTATTCGCGATGGCAGCAAGAACATAGCTAATGGTGTCATATGCCTTCTTGACGGGTGCTGTCACATTAACAGCAGTCAATGTGGCACAAGCCTTCATGATGGAATCTTCATCCACGCCATATGCTTCCCCTACTTCTTTGCAGATAGAGTGAAAGTCGTTGTTGTAGAATGGCTTCATAATTGCCAAGATATGGAGAATCAAACAATACTGCTTGTTTGTGAAATCAATGTACATACGGCAAAATCCTTTCTTTTTGCTAATTCTTATTATACCATAAAATTGCAATTTTTACAACATAGATAAGCAGATAGTAACAGATTGTACATATATTTTTGCAAAGAAAAAGCCGCATACTAAGTAGAAGCGGCTTATACTACAGCTTTTTCCAAGCTACGACATTTGCAATGTTTGTTATCAAGTCCTTGCTGTAAGATTTTGTAAATGATTGTTTTTGTGTGTCAAATACGCCTATATTATAAGCATACACAGTGTTTGACTTGTAAACAATACAATAGCGACCATTTTCGTTCGGTGTTTCATTTGGTGTTCTTACGATATGAAATTCTTGTATGGTTTGTTTTAGCTTTGAGTGGCTATGATACCCCTTGGTGTAGAGTGTCAGCTTAATTCTGTAAAGAAAAGCTCCGATTATTGTGGACCGCTGCTTTTCTTCTTGCTTTAGGTGATGGATTACTATCAGTATGCTCGGCTCTATTTTTTCCAATTCTTTTTGTTCAATATGGTATGAGGGAGAATACTTTGCAATACAATTGATTGCTTTAGAAAATTTTAGTCCTGGTTCGTTTGGGAATTGATTGTGAAATTCTGGTAATGTCTTTCGTTTGCCATTTTTTGCAATGTAGTAGTTATTGTGCCAGAGGATGACATCCCCGTATTGGCTTGTTATTTCGATTTTCCAAGTATCTTCTTTGCTCCAGACAATAATAGTTGATTCATTTTGGATTCTTGTCTGAAGTTTATAATCGATGTATGTCTTGAATATCAGGTCATTTGTTGCATTTGCTTTTTTGAAGAATGTTTTGTATTCCTTACCTTTATTTTTATCCTTTGCTCCTATTCGAAGACAGATAAGTAAGTGACAGACATTGCATATAGAATATTTCTGCTGTGGGAATGCTTTAATGAATTTTATTTTTTCATCCGCTATTTCTCGCAATTGCTTGCAAGTCTTGTCGTGTAATGTTTGCTTCTTCCCGCTTGTGACAATAGCAAATTGAATTTCTGGGTTACTGAGTGTGGTATTTCGATTTCGGCTAATTTCGTTTGAAGTAGGAAACGCTTTAGTGCTGCTGGTAAGTGTAGCATTTCCTGTGTCTTTATCTTTTTCCTGCAGTTCAGAAAGAAGCAAACTGAAATCTGTGTGTTGTTTGTTTCTGTTTACTTTCGGCATGGTTATGTGTCCTTTGATAAAGCGTTTTGCCTATTTTGCTCATTATACCACAAAAAACAAGAATCTCCTACGCTTTTCAGTAAAATACTGTTCGTAGGAGATGGTGGGTTTGTTGAATTTTTACTTTACAGCTTTTCTGACTTTGAGCTCATGGTCGTAGCAGTTCTTGCAAATTAGATAGCCTAAGCCAATATCGTTCTGGATGGCTGCTGATGTGTACGCGTTGCATTCGTTGATGATGTGCCCGCACGCAGCACAATTGAGCCCTTCATTAGGACGAGCCATGATGTCATAGCGTCCGTTCTGAGGCGGTGTGTACGGGGTATATTGCTTCGTCATGAAATTGTATTTTTGCATTTTCTGACACTCCATTATTTGCTGTTTTCTGTTGCCATTATACCACGAATCGTGGCATCAAACAAGAAAAAGTCTCCAAAATCCACGAATAATCGCAGACTATGGAGACTTTTCATGGCGCATGTGGTAGGATTCGAACCTACGGGCCGTTTCTGACCGCTGGTTTTCTGGACCAGTTCCATCAGCCACTCGGACACACATGCATATGGCGCAGAGAGCGAGATTCGAACTCGCAGGCGAGGGATTGATTGGCACTTCGTAGTGAGTTCCGTTTTGCCTCGCGACGGATTAGCGGTCCGTTGCCCTACCGTTAGGCGACCTCTGCATGATGCACCTTTTAACACAGGTGCGATGGTGACCCCTAGCAGACTCGAACTGCTGACTCCACATTGAGAGTGTGGTGACTTAGACCAACTTGTCGAAGGGGCCTTATGGTGTGCCGGGCTGGATTCGAACCAGCGAACCGTAACGGAACGGTTTTACAGACCGCGTACTTTAACCACTTGCATACCGGCACATATAAGGAGGCATAAGCCTCGTGGTGCTCCCGGCTGGAATCGAACCAGCGACACATAGGGCTTCAACCTACTGCTCTACCAACTGAGCTACAGAAGCAGATGGTGACCGAAATGGGGCTTGAACCCATACTCTCAAGCGTGAAAGGCTTGCGACTTAACCAATTCGTCTATTCGGCCATATAGCCGCAATCCTGCGGCGAGGGTTTATGCGATGACAAGGATGTCATCAATTTTCGTATCGAGCATCGCGGCGAGAATCACAAGGTTGTCGATGGTAGGAAGTGCAGTGCCTGCCTGCCATTTGGCTACCGCCTGTGTGGATACACCGAGCGTGTCTGCCACATCCTTGACCTTGATGCCTGCTGCTTTTCGCAGTGCCTTGATATTGGCACCTGTCTGCTGGATATCGATTGTTGGAACGTTCATTTTCTTGCTGCCTTTCTATATTGCAGGCAACAAAAAAGCGCTGCCTGCCGAAATGACTCGACAAGCAGCGTGTGAAAATGCAGTTATCGTTTAGAGACGCACCGCATCTGTACATTGTCTGTTTTTGCCTGTCGAGGAGTATGGGAAATAAAGCTGGATTCGTAGGACTCGAATTCAGATTCATAACTATACTCAGCAAACGACACAGCATTAACAGTCTTGCACAGCATCTTCGGTTGTCTCCTTTCGTTTCGTTCTGATTGCATTATACCACATCTGCGTGGTAGGTCAATCAACTTGTGGTTTACTTTTTGCTACACCATTTGGCGGTATCGGGGATGTACACTGCATCTACACCCTCTTGCTTCGGGTCGGACGGATTTTCCCTGCTGCCGACTGGCGGCTTCTGGCTCTTGAACTTGTACTTGTCGCGGTAGCCAGCTCCTTCGTGGAGAACGCGGTCTGCGCCGAGTTCGTGCTTGCTCATTACACATACGCTCCTTCCGGAAGCCTGTCTGCATCTGACAGTTCATCGACAGTCAGTTTCCTCAATGTTCCTCGGCCTGTATCTAAGCCGATGGTATACATATACACTACACGGCTATCCTGAAATACTTCGGCCGGGGTTTTGCTTTTGCTGACGATTTGCTCTATTTGTCGCTTCGTTGCCGGATACAGAACCCAGCGCTCTTTACTTCGTACTTCTGTGCAGTTACAGAAATACAATTTTTCGTCTTCGTCCTTGCATACACAGAGCAACGGAATGCCGTCATAGCTCAAAAACTCTTTATCGACAACAAGTTCTCTTCCGAACAATTCCTTGAAATTCAGTCCCTCGAATAAGGGCTCTCCGCGTAAACTCATATTTCTGGCTTTTTAGTCATTATAGGCACCTCGTCCTTCACATCGGCTGAATATGCCCAATCATGCCTGTTCCTGCTTTACTTCCTCCGTAATTTTTTCAATGATTCGTTCTGTGCATGCGGAAATCACAGTGTTGGCAGTAGCTTCTATTCCAAACTGAGAGCAGAACACATCCATTTGGATGTCATCCATGGGGTACCCAACAGAGTCGTTAAACTTCCTCACCAATTCCCGAATGTCATCCTGATTGAGGGGTTTGACCTCATGTCTCTGAACGAATCTGCGAATCAAGGCTTCATCCAACTGGTCAGGGCGATTTGTCGTTCCGATTACGATGACATCGTTTTTGATATTATCGAGCTCCTGCATGAGAGCGATTACAACACGGCTCATTTCTGCCACGTCGTCTTTCTTCCCTCGCATCGTACCCAACGCATCGATTTCATCAATGCACAAAACACAAGGCGTTCTCTTCGCATAGTCGAACATGTTTCCGATGTTCGTTTGAGTCTGTCCCAAAGAAGAGCTGATGATGCCGGAAAACTTCACAACAACAAAAGGCAAATCTGCCACATGCGCAATATACCGTGCAAGTTCTGTCTTTCCTGTTCCCGGCTGCCCCGTCAAAAGCAAAGAAGATGTGTAGTGGATTCCCAGTTCCTGCAACCGCAACGCTGCAACTCTTGTATCGAGAAGTTTATTGACAACAGATTGTTCCTCCGGCCGAATGAGAAATCTACCCTCAGGGAAATTCGTGACATCCTGCGCGGCGATAATCTTCTGCAGATTATAGGGCAGTTCAATGAGTTCCGGGCCTTTATTATCGAGTTTCTTTAGCTGATACTCTTTGAATTTTCTATCTTTCTCGGTCGCTATTTTGTTCAAGATGATTTTTGCTTGTTTTTGAGCGTTTCGAATGTCGCCATCAACAACATAGCGAATCAGCGCCCGTTCATAGTCATTCATTCTTGTCCCCTCAATTTGCAATGCCGTTAAGCGGTGCCTTCAAAAGCTCTGCGGCCTGCGCGGTAATGGGTTTTACATCATCGATGCTAAGATGATATGCTGTTGCGAGCTTTTGTCTTTCCTTTTCGATTTCATCGATTTTGAGTTTCTCTGCCCTGTCCACCATACTAATGGTCCGGTAGATGTATCCCGGCCCTCCTCCGAGTTCCGGCATCTTGCTTATATGGAAAAACAGCGTAACACTCACATTGGCGTATTCGCTGTGGATTAACAAATCATCCTTTTTCTGCTGCACATTTTCACCCACCTATCTCAATCCGATTTTTTGCTGCTGCGATATTTTTTTGCTTTGTTGTACACTCCATTTCATTGAGCTTTTTGAGCCATTTCGTTTTGACAATGTGTTCCAAGTAATCCGCATTGTATTTGGGATTCGATGAAATCACAGAGAACGGTCTACCAAGCTCTTTCTCTCTCAATTCTTCCGTTTCCCGCATTTTTTCAAGCATATACCGGAAATTTTCGGGGTAGTATTTATACAGATATGCGAAATTCAAATACGAGGACATAGGGCAATACATACAACCGCAGCGCTTGTTGGTTTTGTAGTAGTTGTTGAAAATCGGCTGCGTCTTTGCCCATTCCAAAATCACATCCTCGTTAATGCCGTTTTCTGCGAGAGGGTATATCTCTAACTTTTTGGCACTCAACCGCTTGTTAAAACGGCGTTCTTCATCGGCGCAATAGCCTATGTAATTTACTACATAAAAACCGACTTCGTTCAGCCATTCGGATAGTTGCCGCTTTGCATCAAGTTTATAGTGACCGTTACACCATCTTACTTTTCTTGTTGGGAAACCGCATTTATCATACAATTCTTCCCACGTTTTCCTCGGCTTGATTCGCACAAATTGAATGCCCGCTCGCTTGCACTCCGTTTCCATATAGTCGATAACGTTATGTATAAACGGGTAGTCGATTTCGAGTTCAAAGTGAACCACGCCGTCAAGCGGGTATCTGTCCAGATTGTGCAGTATGTAATTGAGCATATACAGGCTATCTTTTCCGCCAGATACGCTTGCCCAGTATGATGGGCGCAATGCAATTGCTTTGTCTGTGTTAGTTATCGTTCGTTACCTCCGTTCTGTGATTCCACAACTCTATCGCGTCCTGTTCGTTTTTTATGAGGACAGTTCCGATGCGGCAGTAGTTGCACCGCACTGCATACATACCTTCATAGCTGGCATATAACCCGGCTGTAGAACCACAGAACGGGCAAGGCTTTAGTTCGATATCATCATCATCAATAAATGTTACCATTGTCGGTTACCTCCGTGAGTCAGTAGTCTTTGCGGCGCTCTCGTTGACATTCTCCCCACAGCTAAAGCAGGGGGATTCCTGCATCAACCACCACTGCGCAGCAACCGAAGCTGTTGCGTCTTACACGATGTCAGACAGGCGTTACTTCCCGTGTGCCCCACGGTACGGTATGTATTAGTTTAAGCGGACTTTTTAAGCCCTTTACGCAAAATGTTAATGGCAGCGTTCTTGTCTCGGTCATGAACCGTGTGACAAGATGGGCATTCCCATTGACGGATGTTGAGGTTCTTAACAGCTGCATTCTTATAACCGCAGCAACTGCATGTTTGGCTGCTTGGATAGAATGTAGGTACACGAATTACTGTACAGCCGTACCAATAGGCTTTGTACTCCAGCATGCCAAAGAAAGACGACCACGAAACGCTGGAAATAGCTCTTGCAAGTTTATGATTGCGAAGCATTCCCTTTACATTAAGGTCTTCGATGCAGATGGTTTGATTTTCACGCACCAGCATAGTAGACTGTTTTTGAAGGAAATCGTTTCGTTGATTAGCAATCTTTTCGTGGGTGGCAGCGACTCTTATGCGCTGCTTTTCACGATTATGTGAGCCTTTCTGTTTGCGAGTCAAACGCCGCTGTTCGCGAGCAAGTTTTTTGGCTTTCTTCTCCAAGTATTTGGGGTTATTAACCACAGTACCGTTACTATCGGAATAGAATTCTTTGAGCCCGACATCAATGCCTACTACACAACCGTTGTTTGGCATAGGCTGAGGGTCATATTCCACATTAAGAACTACGAAATATTTACCGGTGGCTGTACGCACTACCGTTGCGTTGTGAATTGCACCAATCTCCATAGACTGATGAACTTTTACCCAGCCGATTTTCGGTAAGCGAATACGCTTATTGGAAATGCGTATACCGTTACCAATATTGAGCGTGCGGTATGATTGTTTGGCGCTTTTTTTACTTTTGAATTTTGGATGTGCAGCTCTATGCTCAAAAAAGTTTGTGTATCCGGTGTCAAGGTTTCGCAGCGCTTGCTGCAAAGCAATGGAATCCACCTCTTTGAGAAACGCGTAGTTCACATCCTGCTTGAGCGCTGTCAGCATAGCAGAAGTTTGCTTGTAGCCACACTTCTCCCCGCTTTTGAAGGCGTCTTCCCGCATAGCAAGGCTCTTGTTGTAAATGAGCCTGCTGCAACCGAGAGTACGGTCAATCAGATTGCGTTGCTCTCGGTTTGGGTAGATTCTAAATTTTACGCCTTTTTGAAATGTCATTTTTATTTTACCCTTTAAGCAAAAACTTGGTTTCACTGCGCCTTATATCCCCATAGCTAAAGCAAGGGTTTTTACGGCGCTTGCGATAAAAAAGCCCACCCTGAACTGGGTAGAACTTCTTATTTTCTTAGATGTGTGGGAACACCTCATATACACTGACATACAGCATCCCCGGCTTATAATCCGCATATTCTACCGGACGCTTCTGGTCGTATACCTTCACATCCGAACCATCATCTGCCGTGAGCCAGAGATATTTGACGTGCTCGGCATAGCGCGGGTCTTCTACGCGATAAGCCTGCCCTTCTTTGATTTTCAGACGCCGCATATAGGCTTGTACGCGTGAAAACTCAACAAATGCGCCGTAGTCGCCAATCACGATACGGTTGTACCCGTTGGTAATGACCGTACCGTTGGTGGTTTCGAGCGAAATCGTGTCACCGGACACATTGCACCATTCCGGCAATGCCTTTTGAAACTTGGCTCTCACATCGCAGAAGAAGGTATGCGGGATGAGTTTGTATTTGTATTCACGGGCAAGCTGTTCTTGGTACTCGAGCATCTGAGCGCCGATTTCTGAGATTTTGTGTTTCACAATTTCACCCCTGACCCAGCATCTGTGCGGATGCGATTTCCCGAATATTGCGATTTTCTTTTTCGGGAGCCGATACAATACGGCGATGAGAGCGCATCAGCGTCAATACGCGGTTACGGAGCTTTTCATCTTTTATAAGCTGAGCAACCTGTTTGATTTCCGATTCGCGCAGATACATCGTACTGTTGATGAGAACGCCATGTACCTCGCCGTTTTCGGAACTTTTCTCAACCTTATCGACATTGTCATAGGCGTAAATCACATCAACATCAATGCTGACGGACGCTTTCTCAAGAAGTTCAGCTCCTCCTTGGGCTACCAGCCACTTGTGTGTGTGGCTTTCGTCAGAAATGTATGTTTCGCCAATGAGTCCCAGCGGTGGCGACACAAGGTTGTTTGTGGAATAACGGATATGGTCCTCGCTTTCATTGAGGTTATCCTGCCAAATACGCATCGGCTTGAGGCTTTTGCCCTTAAAATGAACATAGGTGTCCTGAATGAATGTGCAGACGGTCCGCTTAATATAGTCGATTTCCGGCATCTCTTCTACATTGCGAAAAACAAGGCGCGTAGACTCGCCTTCACCGTACTCTTCGTCGTCGGTCACATAACGGACCTTCTCCAGCACAAACTTGGGTTTTAATGCCTCTTTAACGGCTTCGAGAGAAAATACATTCCACCTCATTAAATTATGTGTGCAGGGTACACCGTCTATAGTCGCTTGCGACTTAGGCGGTGAGGAATGCACTAACCAAGAGGCAATTTGAAGTGTACTCAGTTAGCACAAATACCCTGCTACTCCTTTCTTTTAATGATTAAGATATTTTTTTCCATGCGGGATGTATGGAATTTGCTGCTTTTACAATTTTAAGCTTTTTAAGGCTTGCGGATTTTTGACCGCTTTTTGCGGGTGTCTCGAACTCTACATTTACAGCACCATTCTTTTTGGTATGAGTGCTATGCACAATGAGATTTTCTCCGTTGAGAGAGACTAAATCACCCGGATTGAGATTCACCTTTTTGCGTAACAGAGCACGATGCCCTGCGTATGTCCTCTTGCCACGGTATTTGTGCAGATTTTCCGAATCCTTTTTGTGGTTACGGTTAATTCTACCGTTGAAGAGCTCTTTTCCGGTGGCTATCTCTCCTGTACGAATGTCAATGTAGCGAGAATCATAAAACTTTTCAAGGATACGGTTGTTACGCCTTGCCTTTTCATAGTGCTCAAACATACAACGGAGATTTGGATGAAATTCACCCATTGCATATGCATCATTGTTATGGCTTTTTTCAAGCTGAAGCGCGATACGCTTTTCTTTTGTCATTGCGCCGTAAGTGATTGTAACAAATGGCTTGCCAAAAGCAACGTAGAGTTCATTGACGATTTGCCACCTAACAGTATTCATAAAAGCTGCACCGGAAAGGTCGGCAAATTTAATCTTTTCTCCGAAACCATAAAGCTTACCGCTTTTTTGGTGATTGGCAGGCGTATGGCACTTTTCGCATACTGTTAGAAGTTCGTTCAGGCTGTTGCCGTGACGACCTTTCCAGTAGAACATATGGTGCATATGTAAAATCGCACCTTCTGTAGCTTTACGCCCACAAATTTTACAGACATAGTTATCGCGGTAAAATACCGCTTCCCGCAAGGTTGCCAAATTGTAGCGAGGACCTTTTTGATAGTCTGCTCCCTCAGGAATGACTTTTCCTTCCTGAATTGCTTTTACAAGCATCGTATCAAAAGAGCCAACCTCAACCGTTGCATGAGTAATAGGCATTACTGTACAATACATCTTAACAACGTTGACATTGAGTTCTTTCTTATGTTTCAAAGAAGGAGCAAGCCAACCCTCGCCGCGTTTGCGATTATCGAAACGCGGTTTACGGTAACGCAGTCTGTTTCTGCGGGTGCGGCGCAACTTACGACAACTGTCGTGGCAGGCTTTCTCATCCTGTAATGTATCATACTGCGCAGATACATACTCGTGAGATTGACTTTTCACACTGATGCCGATGTAGTTGTAGCCAACATCCTCACAGATTTCGATGGGCTGCGTGTTTGTTTTACTGTCATACAGTAACTGGATAGTAAATGGATGATGCTTAATGATTTTTGCTTTTCCGTCTTTCAGAAGATGGCGTACCCTGCCAAGACGGATGGTAGGCATTAAGCGTTCACCATTGTTGCTGAGAACACAAACGCAAGTGCTCATGCAAGGCACTCCTTTCGTAAAATAGTAATAAAACTATAAGTCAGGGCTTGCGCCCTGTGGTCCACTTCGCCAATGTTATGCACTGTTTTAGCCTTTCGACATGGCAGCCGCACATCTCCTACCCTTAGAGATTTTTAACGTAATACATATCAATGGCTTGCGTCATTGATACATACACTGCCCGCAGAGCCCGACACTTGTGGAGCATAATCGGGGTGCCTATATTATGAAGATGATTGCTCATCAAATGCATAACGGAGTTCGCAGCAACCGAAGTTGCCGTTCACCAAGGCTAATCAACCGGGCTTACGAGTTGCCCCGCAAGCCCC